GGGTTCTTGAAGGTTCTTCAATTACGAAGGACAACTGACAATTAAGTCAGATTCGATCGGTTCGGGGTCTAAAACGCCCTAACCCATCCCAGATAATACTGCGTGTTGTCTGGTGACAACCAGTCCTGAGTATGCTCGCTAACTCCTGTGGTTAAACCACGGAATAGACGGTACCTACCGTCTTGAGGCGCACTTTCTGTGCGCGGGCGTGCAATGATTGACCATGCTTCCCAATATTGAAACCGATAATTATATCGGATCTCTCTATTGTGATGCAGGTTCCAATCTAGGGCCTGGAATGACCCCATTCGATCGCACGGGAACTCTCTCTCCCATATCGGGCCACTGCAGTTACCTGCAGCAATGCCGAATCCCAAATAGGATTCGACCTGGCATTCGAGATAACATGAGAGCTCTAACATGCCTGCGCGTCTTGCTCTATTAGCAAGATCAATAGTCGCATAGGCATCCGGCATACTGGTGATGGTGCTTACCTGAAGTCGACAGATATCCAATCTGCCGCCCTTATAGGCATCGACACCACAGGATTCTCTATAGAATCCCTCAGAGAACGTCTTCTGGTAGTTCGGCTTAAAGCCGAGCTCCTCGAAGAGTCCACAGACGAATTTGCACCCCTCACGGGGCACAATAACGTCATCACCAAATACGAAGACATCATTGATACACCCAAAGAAATCGCTTGAAGCGGCTTTGTGGTGAGTGATATCTTCATATTTCAACCCACGCTGTACGTGCAATGCCGCAGTGGCAATTGCCCAGAATACCAAGGACTCGACTGGGAAACACATGGCTGACCCCATAGGGGCAAACATATGTAACTTTACGAGCTCCTCATTCGGTAACCGGACGTACATCGACCTGGTAGTCGCCAAGGCCAGCGCAGTCTCTTTATTAGAGAGATACTGTACTAGACCCCAGGATACTAAGTCACTAGCGTCTCTTAGATCGATCGTCGCATGCTCTCGCGTCCGTGAGGACAGGAGAGCAAGAAGACCGTTCTGCTCCTGATTGTCGAATTTGATCGACGAGCTAACACCCCGGCTAAACCGGTGAGTTTTAAGTAGACGGCTGCGTTCTATCGTAGCTTCAAGATTACGCCTTTGGCCCTGTTGGATCCACATAGCCCCTGTGGGCTGTGTGCAAATGATCCGTGGGCCGCGTTTGTCTTTGGGCACGATGGCCAGCTTGGAAACGCTATCGCTCCAGCTGACCCGGGGATGTTCAAAGTCCCCGGGAGACGGACAGAAGTACTCACTGACTGGATAGATTTTGTCGGATAACCGACTACATCTATGGTCAATCTCCTTCCATTTTGAGATGCCCGCTTTTGCGTCAGCAACAGCCCCAGGACCATGTGATGGTTTAATATCACGATAGTCCCAAGAACATGTTACATGCCGCCAAAGTAGGCGAGCAAGTCTCAGGGTTTGGCCGACATCGGTTCCACTACAAGCTTTACGCGAGTAGGAGGAAGCTGACAACTGGTGACACTCAGCATTACGCTGAACAAAACCAGCAATCGCCATATCCGTTTGTTGTTGGGTGATTTCATTGGACCTAGACTTATACGTGAACAGACAAATCTGCCTTATAGCACGTAGGAAAGCGGGATTACCCGTTCCCCAGAACGCGAATAGCAGATCAACTAGTTCTAATGGTGCGCGAACGTAATAACCGAGGCGTAACGCCTCTGCGTTCCGTGCACACCAGACACAGCACACGACTAAGTCGGGTGCATTTAGATCACGTGTTAGCCGAGAGGCTTCTAGGTGATCGAGTATCTGTACATCAACGATTGTTAAGTCGCCAATGTTTTCAATATTAACCAGTAGTTCTTTCCATAGTCCCTCATAAAGAGCGACCCTGGAAGCACGAAGTTGTGGTTCTATACCATATAGGCTTCGTACGTCATGTTGCAGGCGATCATACATTGATTGTATATTCATAACAATGGAACCTCCTATGAGGTGATCACCCGTGTGGAGTTACGCACAATACTAAGGTTGCCCTCGCGGGCAGCCCCGGCGTTGTACACCGACTTCGCTGATGGTTGTCTTAAGACGACCAGCGTGTTGTAACAGACCCAGTCACCACCTGAGACGAGCCCGCTCCGCTGATAAGCGAGAGTTAGCACGTACCAGAAGGAGGCACCTGTTCTACGATCCCAGCACTCAACATAAACGTTGTATGCGACCTTCGGGACGCCATGTCGAAAGACGGGGCGACCAGTCGGAACGTATCGTAGAGTACCGTCTATAGCGTACTCCCCAGAAGGGAGACTATATTCGATACAGTTTATCATCCTATCAGTTAGCATTTTCATTGTATATACTTTGTTAATGCATCCCTTAGGATGCAAGGTTGTCTGTCATAGCTATAGGTTATTTATCAGATTGAGAGCAATCTCAACCCACCTCACGATTATAAACCGCTGCCAAGTTGGCAGTACGGAGAGTAATCGCGGAGGCCATGAAGTCCGTGAGATCTGCAACCATGGCGTCACGATTAGTGGCGTCCATGTCTGAAGGAATCTCAAGTTGGAGCTTCACTCGACCAGCATCGTACGTGAGACCACTATCAGGCGTATAAGTACGCTCAATAGTGACCAGCGAACGCTGAATGGTCTTCGTCGGGAACAGTTTACTCTTGACGACCTGGTGGGCCATCTTCAAATAATCTGCTAGCGTAGCACCACGACTCAAAGTACGAAAAGTACTTGAGGTGGGAGAAGGCCTTTCAACTACGTTGAAGACCTTCGAGTTAATGGTGATCGTTTGATCCATTGTTAGTACTACTTATATTAACGTCGGGTAGAAATCGACGATGGTTAGTGGAACTGCCACATTACAGCCGTTCAGATAGTAAGAACGATATTACATATAGATCACGGCATAGAGGGAAGCTGCTGAGCCTAAGGCTTAAAGCCCGGGACCACAGCACCATATGCTTTGAGGACATTCGCCTTCTTACGAGGGCTAAGTTTCTCAATGGCCGCCTCAATCTTCGAACTTACGTTCTTAGTGAGGGGGAGGCCGTCTAGACCGCGCAGGATTAACTTCCCACGCTTAGTGTTTGTCAGTGCTAACAGTCCGAGTAGGACATATTGCATTGGACGACGCGGAACACGTAGCGACGGCAATATAGGTACACCAACGATTTCTCGTTTGTAGTACCTTTGCCGCTCAATACCAACTACCTGGGCATTAGACCCAGTAGTATTCGGCGTTCTCGATTCGAGACTTCTCGTACGAGTATCGGAGATGCACACAGAAACATCACTGATGTCATGTGTTAGAGAACCTTGAAGATTCTCTATCGCACCCCCAATATTATAGAACCAATCAATAACGAAGCTTAGCCTCGTCACTGACCAGATCGTCGCTAGAGACGGGATTAGACCAAGGGCACCTAGCTTATTAAGCAGGTCCTGACCATCACCCGTCAACTTAGGTTTCACTCTAGCACGTATCGTCACTACGACGGTACGACTCTTATCTACTGTACGGCATGTCTTCTCCGTATGCATCCAGGGCAAATGCCCAGGAGGATACGTAGCAACCACGCTCGTTGTGAGATCGTTGATGGAGGTGCCGGCGTCAAATTTATAATGACGCGTCACATAGCCATCACCGATAGCTTTTAATCTCTTCCTAACAGTTTTAGGAAATGAGCGGAGCTCCTTAGCAATGGCCCGAAGGTCATTGATTAGGGGTTTCCAACCGAATGAGTAGCCTAGAAAGCCATTCACAAGGTTAGAAGGAACCGCTCTACGTCGCTGCCACAGTTCGAATAGCCGGGGGGTTTCCCCCGATTCAGCTATAGAAACCGAGGCATCCAACGACCGCACACTGTTAACATACTGATTATAAGCGTCGAAAACGCAATCAGATAGATAACCGAGGGACAAGTCAGTAACTGGTATGTAACTTCCGACGTCATTGAAGACAGAGGAAGGCCTATGGCTTAAAGCCGATACATACCAACTTGCTACATTGCTGTATAATTGCCTAGGTTGGCCATTATCCGGTGAGCGTAACAGAGTTGGGTCGTACACATCGTACGAAGAGCCCAACTGATCCACCACATACGAAAGATGGACGCATGGCTTAAAGCCACGCGAGACCATATTCGAATCATCCCACATATGGGACTCAATATCGACCACATTAACGCTATAAGGCGTTGTTGAATCCAGAGAACCTGTTTGCAGGTTAGTGGACAGCAAGTTACCCGAAAGGGTAACGTAGTGTGCTTGGTTGCGATATCTCATGGTGGTTAGAACCTCAGGCCGTAGTCTGCTCTGTGTCGTGCGATATGCACGTTATCAGCTACAGATATACGCCAAAGGACCCTCGAGGTCGCTCAAAGAGC